CCGCATCCCAGCGCGGTAGGCGTCAATGGCGTCGCGGTTGGCGTAGCCGGAATCCGCGGTGAGTCTCGCGGGTTCGGTAAAACGGAACTGGTAGGCGCCACCGCGGTTTGCGTCTGCGCCCGTGTAGGGCGGGAGGATGCCGAGTTCGACAAAGCGGGCCACGGCAAATGCGCAGCGACGTTTACAAAACGCGGAGAGGTAGGCGTGCCGCTCGGAGGTCACGCGGTTCACCTGCTCTAGGATGATCCGGGCACTTGCGCCGCCCAGCTTGCTCATATCCCACCCAAACTCGGGCGGCCATTGTGCGGCCAGCAGTGCGTTGCGGATGAGCCTTTCCTGCAGCCGGTCCTGCGCTTCCGTGGGGATTTTGGCGTCCAGTTGCTGAATGGACTCTCCAGCGTTGGCGGTCAGGTACTCGATGCGCCCGCCTGCCATCGGCGTGAGCCGCAGTTGCGAACCGCAGCCGGGCGGCGTCACGTCGGTGAGCGCGTTGTACGCGTCCGATGCGTCGGCCATGCCCTGCTGGTTGGTCACCAACAACCCGATCTTTGCAGCCATGCGGGACGCTGCTTGGATGTCGTCACCGAGATCCTTGAGGGAAATGAGATCCCGGATCGCGGGAGCAAACGCGCTGATGCCGCGCACCTGGTCCACCTCGCGCGGATCCATCGTCAGCATCGCCGACTGCACCGGCACGTCGCGGTCTTCGCTGCCGTCCTGAGCCTCCCCGAGCACCCGATAGGCCACTGCTCTGTTGGTTTTGGACAGGATGACGCCGTTGTAAATCTTCAGCCCCCGATACCGGCCCTCGGTCAGCACGCCGTCGTCGCCGCGGCTGCCGATTTGATGCCAGGGCACCTGCTGGAGTTGCGGGTAGCCGTTGGCGGTCGTGGTGAGAATCGTCAGCAGGTCGCCCTCACGGTCGATTGCCACGGACTCAAGCCGGAGCCCTTCCCACCAGCTTTTGCCGTCGAGATAAGCGATCTGCATCCAGTCGAGCAGCACCGCCTCGGCTTGTTTGCCCCACTCGCGGTCAGCGCCCGTGAAGATTGGCCGCATCGCCATCCCCACGGTCAGCATGGACTTCTGGTCAATCGCGGCATTCACCATGCCGTTGTTCCAATAGAGTTTCCGCGCTGCACTGTTGACCGTGCGCCACTCGCCAACGGTCAGTTCGCGGGAAATGCTTTGCGTGTGGTTGCGCCAAAAAGGTTCGCCCCACACGCCGCCTTCAACAAGGCGTTGGCGTCTGTACGCTGCGTAATTTGCGCCCACTTTGGGAGTTGCGATTCCCAACAGGTTTTTGAAGCGGTCAAAAAGGCTCATATAAAATAGGCCTGAGTGCGCCGGACTGGTCCGTTAATGCCTGCGGCTTTGTAGTTAAGTGCCTGCTGCGCCAGCATTAATACGTCCAGCGGCGAAAGCGTCCCGCCCACGTTGAACTGGAATGCGGCCCCGTCGATGGACGAAGATACCAGCGTGGACTTGCCCGCCAGCGTCAAATCAAATTTGGAATTGATGATGGCGCGAAGCTCGGCCACGTCGCGCGTGAGAAACACCTGCAAGAGTAACCGTTGGTCTGGAGCCATCTACACACCGGCACCGGGACAAGAAAAACCCCGGACATGCCACACGGCAGCCGGGGTCGCCTTCCGTTCCCGCCAGTCGCACACCGTCGGGTTAGGGTTGAGCCTGCATGTTACTCTGTCGCGGGCGGCTCGTCAACCTCCGGCGCGGTGGACACCATGTCGGGCAGTGCGCCCAAAATCTGCGCGGCGAGCACGTTCATGGCTTCGGCATCCCACATATGGTTCGGGCGCCCTGTCGCCGTCCAACGGAGGCGGGTTTTCTTTGTGCGCTTATCCACCGTCGCCCGCTTGCGCTCGGAATTTAGATGCTTGATGTACTCTGGCGGAGCATCTTGGGGAAATTCCCACACCGGCGAGCCCGTATTGCGAAGGTTCGCCAGGATGTCTTTGATAGGGTCCGACGACCAATAGAAGAACGTGACAAAAATGCGCTTGCCCAAGGCATCCCGAGTCGTCGGAGCCACCACGCGATCCGGCGCGGAGTAATAGCGGCGAATCGGCTTCCCGTCCGGGCCTTTAACCGTGAAATGATCCTCGGCGCGGCCAATTAGAGCCGTCCACCCGTAACGAGCGCAGGTGTCATAAACGCGCCCGTGGAACGAGTTTCCGGCATCCAGCAGCGTGCGCTTATCGGGGATTTTGAGCCGCGTCTGAATCTCGCGGAGCTGGTCAACGGTCAGGATTTTTCCAGCCCACAAAAGCCGAGAGTGCCCGTTTTTGAGCCACACGCGGCAGATTCCCCAGTAGTGGTCCTGCTGGCAGTCCACGGTAAAAACCCGTGCGGCCTCGTCCGGCATTGGTCGCCCGTCCTGCCATTCGTTCACCCAATACTCCGACGCCTCGAGTTCCAACGCCGGGAGTTCCTCCTCCTGCTTCCAGGGCTCGGCGAGCCGCTGCATTCTGAAGTCTTTGGTCGGCTGCAATACGCCGAGGTGCCGAGCGTCGCACGCCTGGCACCATTGGATGACGAGGTCGGCCCAGCGAATCCAGTAGACGGACTGAGCAGATACACGGCGAGAGCGGTAGCCCTCCACATGGTCATTCCCCTCACTGCGCCACTGACTGCGTTGAGTCAGCCCCCGGCGGGCTGCGGTAGTGTCAGGAGTGACGTGTCCGCAGTGCGGACATTCATGCCGCACCGTTTTGACAAGCGCACCCCAGTTCCATTCGCCCGTCTCGTTTTTGCACTCGTCATATTTGATGTCAGTCCACGCCGGTTTCACCCACTCGTTGCACTTCGGGCAGGAGTGGCACCACTGAAACTCTTCGCCCGAGCGCCACTCCTCAGTCAGTTGATGCGGTTCCTCAAAGCTCTGCGACGTGAGCAGAGCGTAGCCGTTCCAGCGGTCATGGAGCCGTTTCTTGAATTGGGTAATAAGGTCGCTGTACTGCCAGCACTCGTCGAGGAACAGCACCTGCACGCTCTTTTCCTGCGCGTTGGACGTGTTCGCGCCTCCCAACATCAGCGGCATATGCGGAAAGTAGATCCCATCCTTTTTGACATGGTGCCGGTTGCTCGGCATCAGCCCCCGCAGCGGTTCGCAGGCACCGAGCACCGGCTTGAGCCGAGTCTCCATCCACTCGGCCGAGGTCGCGTCAGTCTGCGTGATGGATAGCATCGGCCCAGGTTGCTGCGCCACTGCCCAGCAAACTAGCGCCTCCAGTGCGGTGCTCTTGCCTGCGCCGGTGCAAGCCTGGACGAAAGTTTGGCGACAAGTAGGGTCCGCAAAATCGGCAAAGACTGCATTCCACCACGGCGCGGTGCTGCGGTCGAAGTGCGTGGAGCGGGACGAGTGCGGGAAACGGACGTTTTGCTCCATCCAGTCCAAGGGATCGCCAGTGTAGGCCAGCCGGACGCCGAGACATGAGCCGTCTGCAATTGGGTTCATAGGCTCGCGAAGCCCTCCCGAGCATTTGCCTTCAGAAGCTCGATCCTGCTGCGGAGCTTCGGTTGGATCTCGGCTTCGGTCAATCCCGCCAACTGCCCAGGCAGGTCACCAACAAGCGCGTCCAGTTCCGAGCACCAGACTGCCACCACGCGGGTAGCGGTTTCGCGCATCTCGTCGGCCAGCACCAGCTCGCCTTTTTCACGTTTGATGATGAGATCAAGGCGTTCAATTTCCTTCTGGAGCTTTGCGGTGCGCGCCTCTTTGTAGTCAACCGGCGGCGCGGCAGTCTTTGCCGGTTTCGGCTCGTCAGGTTTTGGCTTTGCCAGCGGCGGCTCTACAATTCTGTCGGCTGTATAGGCTTTGCGCCATGCTTCCTGTTCCTCTGTAGACCAGTTTCGGTCAAAGCCTTTTTTTTCCCAAAACTGCACCGCAGATGGGTTTACGCCAAAATGTTTAGCAACTTGGCTATACGATGCGCGTTTATTCTGATTTGCCACGCATCAGTAGTAGACCCAGCAACATTTGCCGGTCAATACCCTACTTGGCTTGTCTACAATGGGCACTTTTTGCCGATTGCACAAAAAAGGAGCACGCGTCCCTGATCTCAC